AGAGTCAAACTTAAAGAGCTTGGAGTTTCCACCGGCAAAGATGTTGGCCGTGGAGCCAAACTTGCCCGTAAACACCGCAGTCAGGTTTTCCGAGGCGTTTTGCGAATAGTCCATCTCGCCGGGAAAAGGCCCATAACCCACCGTTTGGGCCACCACGCCCTTCGCGTCTTGGAGTGCCCCGGCCATCCCAGGCTGATCAGGAAGCCACTCACCGAAATTTAAGCGTTGTTCCATATGGTCTCTCCAGGCACTACGATTGACCATTCCTGGCCTTGCTTGAAGCCTTCACAAGTAACCGTTGCCCCTGACAGAATAGATGCTGCGCCAACAACTGTACTGTTTGCAGCACAAGAAACCACGGCCTCCACAACAATTGATGCGCTGCCATCGGCAGTAAAACCCCCAAGAGCAGTGACTGTTGCCACTCCATCAATTGAGCCTGATCCGAATTGAACCCTGATCGCCGAAGCAGAGATATCTGCGCTTGCGGTGATTGCAGCAGCAGCAGTAGATTGAATGACGGCCGCATCACAAGTGACAGAGGAGGATGCAGTTATTGACGATGCGGCAAGCTGAACCCTTGTGGCATCAGCCGTGACCGATGCGCTTGCGCTGATGTCGCCATAGGCATCCCACCGAGTGACCGTTGTCTCGTATAGCGCACTGTCAAGCGTGAGCGTGAGGTCATCCAGGCTCGCCTTGAGGTTATCAAGGGAGTCAATTGTCCACGGCGGGAGCAGGTCGGCCATTTATGCAAGCGTTACACTCAGCGATCCCGCAGCCACCCGAAACACATCACCCGTGGCAATGGTCTTTGAGGCGTCAAGCGCAGAGTGATACAGCAGATTTCCGGCGGTCACGGCATCACGAATTCCAATGTGACTGATCGTTCCCCAAGACCCACCGGCCTGTGCGTACTCGATTGCAGCCGAGTTCGTGCTGACCCCATTCGCTGGCGCACCAAAAGTGATTGATTGCCGCGCATATCCGCTGCCAGAGCATTCGGTTCCAGAGTCTGCGTCCGTTGGATCTGATGTATACAGCGCCAGATACACCGTTGCAGGCGAGGTAAACGAGGTGGCCCTGAGCGTTGCATTAATCAACGCATTCTCCAGGTAGTTTGACATTTCAGCCATTTTTATCTCCGTGAAAGAGTCATCGTGAGGGGAACCGCAGAGTATTCATCCTGATCGTCAGACGATGAGATTGAATCAACTGCTTTGGAGTACAGCGCCGCCCAGGTCGCAAGGCGCTCATCATTCATCAAATACGGCTCGGCCTCACCTAGAGAGGCATAGATCAACGCATCCGGGTAGTTCGCAAGAAACACATTTGAGGTGTTTGCATCACCCAGAAAAGTTGGCGATGCGTAATACAGAAGCTGCGCCGTGTAGTTCGTGTCGGGAATCGGCGCAAACTTGAACTCGGCATCAAGAATCGTGTAGTCGGTTGGAACACCCGTGTCCGTGGTCCGGGCATTCCTGTAAAAAATGCTCGGTGACAAATAATTGACGGGCCTGGCCGGTGTTGCCGTCAGAACAAGGTCTCGCAACTGGAGGAAGTCCGCCGGGAGCGACAGGGTGGAGTCGTTTGCGGTCATGGTGGCCGTGACCAACTTGAGCATCTTCCTGGTTCTGAGGTCTCTGCGAAGACGGTTCTCCGCAAGAGTGATGAAGTCAGGAATCACCGAGGTCAGATCAGACCGCGCCAGATAGTTCGCAATCGCGGTCTTGAGGTCTGAATATGTTGACAGAGCCATCAAATCCTCCCAGGCCGAGTGCGGAATGCGCGATTGTCTGGCTCATTGAGCCATGCCTTGAACCGAGACTGATCCAGCACATGAAAACCGCGCATGATGCCTTGCTTGTTCAACTCATCAACGACCGCCAACGGGATCGAGGCAATCTTATTGCCAAACAGATGATCGGACCATCGGGAACGCTCATCATAAGCATTGAATTGCTTGCGATTGGACTCAATGATGCCACCCACATCTTGAGTGCTTTCAATCACCAGCCCCCCGTCATCAGTCTTATGGGCCTTGCGATCAACAACCTTTGCGGTCTTTGAGAATTCGTTGATGTTCATGTGAAAAAGGGGGCTAGGTTGCCCCGGCCCCCTTTGTTGTCACCGATCACTCGGCTTACAAAAGGTCAGCGATGATGCCGTGAGCGGCCTCATTCTTGACCTCAAGCGTGTACTCCACAAGCAGCTGTGTGCGATCAGCGTCACCGTTCTTCGCCAGGTCGTTGGTAAAGAAAGGCCGCAGATACGCCACCGATGCATACTCGGGGTCCAGCACAAAGGCCACTTCGTTTGCAGAGTTGCCCGCCACCATGAAGCGGTTAGGCACTACGCTCATCGAACCGAAGTCCGACAGGTAGATGTCTGCCGCGCCAATTATGGTGGTGGGAGCATCCGAAGGAGCCATGTAGCGCTGTGCAGCAATACCCGTAAAGGCCGACACGGTCTGCTTGTGGGCAGGCGTAACCATCAGGATCTTCGGAGAACCACCGGACTCAAACACCTCCCTCACGACGGTTTGCAACAGCGCCTCTGTAAAGGTGCGGTTTGTGCCGTTCGTGCGAGCGGTTGTGCCAAGCGATCCAGCAGCGCCGCTGGTGCCAAAGTCACCATTAGTCGCCAGCCAAGTCTGCAAGCCACCCAACACGCGAGCAGTTGAACCAGCGCTTCCGTTACTCTGGACGGTGTTGTTCAGGAGCGTGAACTCCATGTCGCGCTTGATTTCGCTCGAAGCCTTTGCAAGCTGGTAGGCCATCTCAGACTTGCGGCCAGCCTTGTTAACAGCCTCCAGGGTTCCCGTCACACCAATGGTCTTCTGGGAAATCTGAGTGCGGTTGCCAACGCGAACCGTGGGCGACAGCGTGGCAGTTGATGCGTCAGCACCTTCCACCGCAGCGTTAGTCGCTGCTGCTGCAAGCGAGTCGGTCTGCCATTCGTGATAGACGGCAGTGGCCTTGTTTTTGCCAATCGTGGACATGAACGGGGTGTCAGTCGGCGAGATGTTGTAGATCACATCCGACAAATCCTCCCGCTGACCAATGGCAGCGTAGGTACGGAATTGAGTCATTTTTGCTCCTAAAGCATTCGTTCAAACAGGGCCGCAGCATCAGAGATTTTTCCAGACTTCCTCAACTGCGAGTGGGCTTTCTTGACGTTCTCGTCGGCAGCGTTCTTTTGGTTCGCCGCCACGCCTGGACGGAGCATCTTCGGTGCGTCTTGAACTTTCTTGGTTAGCTCTGGCCGTTGCTTTTGAAGGGCCACCAATTGAGCCGCCATCCACAGCGCACGAACAAGGCGATGGTCGTAAGCCTGAGCAAGTTCCCAATCACTGTATCCAATCTCTTTTGCAAGAGATCGGATCGTCTGCTTGACCTCGTTGCTCTTCTTCTCGTCACCGTATTCGGGAATGAACTCAGCCAATCGCTGCGCTTCGGCATGAATGTGCTTTTGAAGGAGGGCTTGCTGCTCGGCGGTCTGCTGTTGAGCAATCCGCTGCTGCTCGGCTCGCAACATCGCCAGCTGCTTATCACGCTCTGTGCGCTCGGCAACCTTGACGGCGAAACCAAGGGGGTCAACATCTTTCAACGCACTGAGGTCTTCACCTTCATTTTGTTTCTCAAGAAACTGCTCAATCAGACCTAAGCGTTGAGAATAGGCGTCCCTCAATCGCTTGGCCTCTTCAATGGCGATCCGATCTGCTTCGACAGCCTTACGCTGCTCCGCTACGAATTGATTCTTCTTGGTGTAGTCCAGCCCCTTCTGATACCCGTCCACCAGTTCATCGAAAGTGACTTCCCTTTCCTCGCCAGCGGCTTTCACACGGAATCGCTGCGGTTCGGGTGCTGCTTCCTGTTCCTGGGTTTCGTGTTCTTCAGGCTCGGACGCCTCGACTCGCTCCTCTTGTTCTGAAGTTTCGGGAGCGGCTTGTTCAGCTTCCTTCGGCTCCATCAGTCCAAGAAACGCGCCTGCGGCTTCGTTCACCGACATCGAGGCACTCCCTTGCGGGTTGGTGTCTGCCATTTCAGTTTCCTTCGTTTCACCAGGATGCGCCTGGTCGCTTACAGAATCTTCCACCGCCTTTTGACCAACTGGTCACTTGAGGCTATGGAAGAAAAATGCCCCATTATTTCATCAAGCACGCGCAATTTCAAATAGCACCGCTCTCGAATCTCTGTCTCAACTTCGTTTGAGTTCATCAACTGGCTTATCAGGGATTTCCTGATGGACTCGATTTCCTCTTGAAACCACTCATCAGTAAGCAGGGTTTGGGCGCGTTCGGCCTTATTCATATCAATCCACGGGTTGGTGCGTTGATGCCCATCGAGAGTCCAAGAGGACCAGCCAGTAATCCATAAGGCAGCGTAATCGGCTGGCTTACAGCGCCGAATCGTCCCGCTCCGAATGGCGCAACCGTTGCAAACGGGTTATACACATTCGTTGGTGCGATTTGAAATAGCTCTGGTATTTGATAAGTTCCGCGCCCTGGATAGGTCGGGATTAGCCCGCTGATCGGGCCTGATACTGGCTCCCCAGGCCGACCACCACCACTGAGTGACCCAGCGCCTCCAAGAAGCAGAGCAGCCAGAGCAGCGTCTGTTGCGGTGATGTTGGTGGTCTGAGTCGCTGGTTTCGTCACTCCTGCGGCTGCACCAGCAGCCCCGGTTGGGATAAGTGCGGCGGCCGTTGGGACGG